TAGGCAAAAAGGATCCTGTTTCTGACTTGAACAGGGAACTCTGGAATTCTGGTGGTGAAGGTTCTCCACAGAGAGCACAAGCACGTAACCAGAAGCGTAAGTTAAACTATTACAGCAACATCTACGTTGTTAAGGATAGTGCAAACCCTGAGAATGAGGGCAAAGTATTCTTATACCGTTATGGTAAGAAAATCTTTGATAAGATCATGGAATCAATGCAACCTGCATTTGAGGATGAAACACCAGTAAACCCATTCGATCTATGGAAGGGTGCTGACTTCAAACTCAAGATCACTAAGGTCGCTGGTTTCTGGAACTACGATAAGTCTGAGTTTGATGCTTCGGCAACACTTGGAGACTATACCGATAAGGAATTAGAGGGTATTTGGCAACAAGAACATAGTCTCTCTGCATTTACTGCTGATGATCAGTTCAAATCTTACGAGGAACTCAAGGAACGTCTTGACAGAACTCTTAAGTCAACTTACCGTCCTGATCCAGAGACGGTTGATGAGGAAGCACCTGTACCAACACCTACTGCAGCACCAACTCCAGTAGCAACAGGAGATGATACCTTATCTTACTTCGCTAAATTAGCATCTGAAGACTAAATGAAAGTCTGTATTGTTGGTGGTGGGTCATCTGGATGGATGACTGCCACCACTTTTTGTCGCAAATTAGATTATGATATTACTCTCGTCGAAAGTCCAGACGTTCCGATTTCTGGTGTCGGTGAGAGTACCTTACATCAATTCCAACGTTGGATAGATTTCGTTGGTATAAGAGAGGATGAAGATGACTTCATCAGAGAGACAGGTGGCACGATCAAACATGCCATTATGTTTACCAATTTTCTCCAAAAAAATTCTGGGTCATTTTTGTACCCCTTTGGTTTGACACCAAAAGATCCATCATCATGGTGGAGTGAAGCATTACGTACTGGTCTAGATCATAATGATTATGCCACTAGTATCAACCATATTGCCACGATCGCTGCAGAAGGCAAGGTTGATCCTAATTCAGATTATGCATATCATTTTGATGCCGTTAAATATGGTCAGTTTTTAAAGAACAGATATTGTCAGAAAGTAAAACATATTAGTGCTAACGTAGTCAACTATGTTACCACAGATGAGGTTAATATTCATAGCATTGTACTAGATGATGGTACAGAAGTTGAAGCAGATTTATTCATTGATTGTACTGGTTTCAAATCGTTATTACTGGGTGAGTGGTTAGAAGAGAAGTTTCACCCCTATGATTTCATACCTAATGACACTGCTATAACAGCACGACTACCTTACTATGATAAGGAAAAAGAAATGGTAGCATACACTGAGTGTACTGCTATGGATAATGGATGGACATGGAAGATACCTCTATGGGATTATTGGGGAACTGGATATGTATATTCTTCAAAGTATGTTAGTCATGAAGATGCAGCATTAGAATTTAAAAATCATTATGGAATAGAACCACAGAAGTTCGTTCCTATGAAGATAGGAAGATATGAGAACACATGGGTCAATAACGTAGTTGCTATTGGTCTAAGTGCAGGTTTTATTGAACCATTAGAATCAAATGGTCTTCTCAATGTACATGATAATCTGATTAAACTTGCGAAGACACTAAGACGTGGACCTGCATCAACATTACTGAAACAGATGTACAATACAGATGTGAGACGTGAGATGGATCAAACTGCAGATTTCATTGCAATACACTATGCCTTCTCACAAAGAAATCATACTCCCTATTGGCGAGACGCTATCAATAGAGAATATGATTTGAACCGTGGAAGTAAGGTTGGATATTATGGTATGCGTGCTTTTGGTAGTGAGTTATATGAATACTCTAGGTACATCCACCCCGAAAGTGGATTTCATTACATTGCGTCAGGGATGAACATATGCCCATTGACAGAACCAGTATGTGATTATACTAGTGACGTTGAGAAGTGGAAAGATGCAATAAAGCAACTACCTACCCCATACTTATATCTGAAGGAGAAATACCAAGCTGTATAGCATTACCACGTCTAAGTCTTATATAATATTGCTCAACAAAATCCTCAACGAATGCTGGTTTAACTAACTGAATTCGTTCTTTTTTTGCATTGACTTGTTCTTCAAATTGATAGAAGGTACGTGATGTTACAGGATTAGCAGTAACAGTATTGGATCCGTTGTAATATGCTACTTGGAATGTTGATGGAACTACCTTACCTGCAGGTACAATAATATTACTACCCATCTTAACTTCAGTAGTAATATAGTCCTTAGTTGCTTCGGGATTTTCATACTTAGCAGAACAATATTCTTGCAACTGTGAAGTTGACTTTGGCCATTGCTCGTGGAAATTAGTGATATCATTTATTACCAATAATACCCAGTTATAAAATGGGTTCTTATATAATTTAAAAGCAATATCCTCTGGTCTCTCACCATTTGCGACAATATACTCATCGAACATAGCAAGTGATGCTTTATACTCAGAGAGTATTTCAGCACGTCTCCATATATTTTTAGTCACCAAAAACTGAGGATCAAGAGCTGATTGACCGAAGTTGTATAGTAAGTCAGGTAGTTGTCTTAACATTAGTATCCGATGTCTGGGTGATTAGCCATGTTGGATGCTGCAACAAATCCTTTGTCAACACCATTATTAATTCTAGTTCTTGCACCTTCCATATCCATTCTGGTAAGAGCAGTTGTCTCATCAAATGTAAGTTCAACAGTAACAAGAGGAATAGAACCATCAAAGATAGTATTGATTGCACTCATTGGTGTGGTGTTCACTGTTAAACTTGTCAAAGCACAGATCTTTGTCTTTGGCATCATGGGATGTTGTATTGGTTCTTCAGCTACTTCTAATTTTCTCTGACCAGTACTATCAACTGTTTCATCTACTGGCATGAACATGGGTTCTAGTACAAATACATCTGGGAAGGTAAGCATAACTGCAGAACCTTTACCATTTGATGAACCAGGATGCATACCACGTTTGAACCATTCAATGATTGTTTGTACATCTTGTGATTCCTTAGGATTACGTGAAGCAAAGGAGAAACTAAAACTAAATTGTCTAAATCCCATACGAGAGAACATCTGTATAGCATTTTCATTTGGTGCCATACCACCAAGACCTGCAATGTTAGTAGGGTTTAAGGAGTCGTTCACACCGAATGGGTTGGTTGCCATCTGTGCACCTGCTGCCATGTTAGCAGCATATTCGTCTGCATTAACGCCAGGTATATTACCTGCCATACCAGCCATGTCTTGCAACTTACCAAGAGATGCAGTGAAACCTGCACCTGCACCTGCACCAAGTGCACCTAATGCAGCAAACTTAGCAGCATTATCTGCCATGAGTGCCATAGTACCCATCTTGAAGGTGTTACCCCAGTCAGCTTTGTAACCGTATTGAAATTCTTCGGGTAATGCTACGAATAGATCTGATGCTGCTAGACCCTTACGTCTTTCGTTCGCTACTTCGTCTTTATCATTCTTTAATGCATTCCATGTGGTAGTCTCTCCATTAGGGAGGGTTATCTCTTTATCTCCACCAGGAATTTCAGTCTTATTTGTCCCATCAAAAGAAAATACATCTGCAAAATCCCACCAAGCATTCTTTTTCCCTTCATTGATGCTATTTTCCATCGTATTCAAACTTGAGTCTGCATCAAATGATGCACCATTGTATATCGTTGATGCTACGCTAGTGGTAGCATTCACTAAATTCTTCATCACACCACTTCTCGCAAACGCACCAAGTGCATCGTTTGAGTTAGCAGCAACCTTTTCAAGTGCTTCTTGATACTCGTATCTTGTTATCTTTAAAAATGACGCATAAGGAACAGTAGAGATACCTCTTGGGTATTCAAGTATCGTTCCACCTAACTCTGTATCTGTTTGGTCTTCAGCCATTATCTATTGCGATGTAATTTTTCTACGGGAAATTGACTTAGGATAGGGACATCCATGTCATCAACCTCAAAGAATAACCCGTCTGCCTTCTTTGGAATGTAATAACGTAAAATAGACTGAGGAAATCTGTTGTTATTTATAGCACCAAGTCGAGCTCTTGCCTTTAAGTGATGTATATTCGCTCCTAAAAGGTTACCTTTCTTGAATTCCATCACCTGTACTAGGGGATATTGATCCCAAACTTTCAATTGATCTTTAAATTTTGGGTCATATTCAAACAGATACCACTTACCTACTGATGGGTTTTCTGTTGCATTATCATATAGCGAGAGAAATATTTCTTGTCTTATCTTAGTCGTTGATAGTTTTTTGCCTTCTATTGAGGCTACATACTCACTAAATTTCGAGCTCGTGTTCTGTGATGAGTTTGAATTTCCAGAGTCTGTCTTTGCAGTAGCGTTCTGCTGACTTCCACTTAGCTGTGTTTGTGGCATAGGTCATTACCTCCGATAAGTACGCTTTTTGGTTTTTGCGTTGTAAAGGTTTCTTCGGAAGTTCTGTTTGCTTCTTCGGTTTAACCTCTACGAGGTAAGATTGGGTCTTTCCATTTGCTTCCTTCACCTTCATATAGAAGTCAGGGAAGTACCGCCTAATCTTTTTTTGTACGGGATCTTTGTACGGGATTACTATTTCTTCAGATGACCATTCGATTACATTAGGGTTCTTATCACAGTAATCCATGAACTTTTTCTCCCAAAGAGAACGATATATTACAGAGGTGGGGTCACCTTTGTACTTACGATAGTTCCTTACTCGATATTTTCCTTTGTATGACATGATAAATAAAGATGGTCACACCATATTCAGTATTTAT